AATGAAATCCCATCAACAAATAAAGAAGTATTAATACTAGATGGAGTAAATCATGATATATTTAAAAGCACTAAAAAAGAAGAAGTAACAGAAGAAATAATAAAATTCTTAACAAAATAAACCCAATAAATATTGACATAACTACGTATATCATGTAAAATTATATACGTAGCGTTGGAGTTGTACTCAAGAGGCTGAAGAGGCGCCCCTGCTAAGGGTGTAGGTCGGGTAACTGGCGCGAGGGTTCAAATCCCTCCAACTCCGCCATATAGTAATAATCCTAGGAAAATCCTAGGTTTTTATTTTTTTAGGTATCATTTAGGTACTAAAATTTTATAAATTATCTAATAAATCAACTATTTCATCTTGAATGGTAGGGAATAAATGCATATATGTTCTTTGCATAACTTCAACAGTATGTCCCATTCTATTTGACATCATTAAAAAGAATTTTGCAGTGTCTATTTTCATGTTTTTAGTCTTGCTAGTATTAATATATTCATTTATCAATAAACTAACGTGAGAATGTCTAAATTCGTGAATAGTGATAGGATTCAATTCGGCTTTTTTAAAATACAAATTTTTTTTACGAGCAATTGTTGTTTCTGGAAGAAATCTACTATTTCCAAAAACAAACCAATTCTCATTAAAATCAGTATATTTAGAAACTTCATTTTTATATTTTATTAAAGTTTCTTTTAATGAACTACTCATTTTAATTCTTCTATTTTGACTGTTCTTAGTATTTGTTATTTTATATAAATCAGAGGTTTTAATTGTAAGAGTCTTATTTACTATTATTTGACTATTCTGAAAATCAATATCATTCCAGGTAAGAGCTTGAACTTCTCCTTTTCTCATACCCGTAAAATATAAGAAAGTAAAAAATACATTAAACATTGGATCATCAATTACAGATATAAATTGTTTAAATTGTTCATAAGTTATATATCGTATTTTTTCAGAATCTTTTATAACTTGATCATCAGTTTTTTCAAATCGCCCACATATTGCGACTGCGTTTAAAGTTATTCCATAATTTTTCATAGCATAATCAAAGATGCATTTTAAAACATTATAAATTTTATTCATACAACCAATAGAAAGATTTTTCTTTTCTATATAATCTTTCCAATTTTTGATATCATTAATATTTATATTATCTATATATTTAGATTTAAAAAAATCAAATATATGATTATCATAATCTTTTTTATAAGAGTAGTAAGTAGATTCCTTTCTTCTTGTTTTAAGATTATTAAAATAATCATTACTAACTAATGCGAAGTTTTTATGTAAAGGATTATCTCTATTCATTAGAAATAATCTTTCTGCTTCTTCTGCATCTTCTTTCTTTTTATATCTCTTAGATTTATATTGTTTATTATTTCCTTCAAAATCCTTTTTATATACCTTAAAATAGTATTGTCTTCCATCTTTTGTTTTATTTTCGTCTTTATATATTGCCATATTTTTATTCCCCCTTATTGATTTAAATATTTAAATTTGTTATAATTAAAACGTGCAAAAAAAGAATTTCAATGATTGGCGTCATGAATTAAAATTTTGCATACTTTACTTCTACCTGGCAGGGTAGGAGTTTTTTTTATTTTATTTTCCAACTATTTCCGCAAGATTGACATACAGCCATCTTAACTTCTTTATTCTTTATTTTTTTCTTTTTCCCAATACCAAAAATTTTACATATTAACGCTGGTACAGTAAAAATAACCCATTTTATCGCTATCCACCACCATCCAACAAGAATCCACCATATAATGCCATGATGTTTAGTCACAAGTTTAACCTTATTTACAATTTGAATATTAACATTTTCACTATTGCATTTAGGACAAATCATACATACACCTCCAATCTAACATCTATATTAAAAATACCTGTACTAGCATATTTTTAATTAAATTATAATCTTGTTCTTTTTTCTACAGCAACACCAATTATTTTAACAGGCAATTGCTCAATTTGTTCCTTGCTATAAAAAGTAGGTTGATAATTATCACTATTATTTATATTTAAAGGAACTAATGTAATTCCTCCATCTGTAATAGTAATATTTTTAAATGTGGCATCAAAACCATTAACCATAACAGCACAATCTTTTTTATTAACACTTTCATAGTCATTAGTCTGTAAGAATATAACAATATCTTTCTCTTGATACTTTGGAAACATAGAATCACCACTAATTTGTAATCCATAATACTGTTTATTTCCTTTTGTCCATTCTTTAGGTATATCGACATATTCTATAACATCTTCTTGTGCTTCTATCGCAATACCAGCTTTAATTGTGCCCAAAACAGGGATTTGAACAGTATCTGATGTAATATCTATAATTTCAGCATTGTCAAATCTAAGATCCTTAGCCATTAAATCATCTATAGAAATATTGAAATAATTAGATAAAGTAAATAAATCAACTGCATCAGGTTCTCTAATACCTTTTTCCCAATTGCTTACAGCTGTATTTGTTTTATTGCATATTTCTCCCACTTCTTCTTGAGTTTTTTTATTTAATATTCTAAGATGTTTTAAATTAGATGCTAAGAAAATTTTATTGTCATTCATTTTCTCACCCCTTCTATATATAAGTATATCATTATTGTTTTCACATTTCAAGAAAAAAATTCCACAAAATGTGAAAAAAGATATTGACATTCACAAAATGTGGAGTTATAATGATATTAAGTTAGGAGGGATAAGAAAGTGAAACAGCATAATTTAGACGGAATAACAATTGCAAATAATATAAGAGCAGAAAGAAATAGGGCTAATTTAAGTCAAGAAGATGTTGCTAAATTGCTAGGAGTTTCAAGAGAAACATATAGTTCGTATGAAAAAGATGCAAGAGTTATTAGAGCAACAACACTTTATAATTTATCACAAATATTACAATGTAGTATAAATGCTTTTTTTATACAATAAAACTTCACAAAACGTGAATAACTAAAAAAGCCAATCATTGAAAGGGGAGTTTGAATGAAACCAACAAAAGAAATTTTAGATCAACAATATATTACAGCAGTGGATATGATGATAATAATACCATCATTAAGTTATCCTAGAGCTTTAAAATATATTGATGAATTAAGAATTGAAATGAAAAATAAAGGTTACTTTGTTCCAGAAGGAAGAACAAAAGTAGCATTAACAAAAATGTTTAAAAAGAAATTTGGAATATAAGAGGGAGAAGATAAGTATGCAAGAAATGATTAAAAAAAATCACGAACAAGCAAATCGTGAATATAAGGAAAAAGTAAGAAGATATATCGAATTAAAAAAGAAACAAGAAAAAAGAGATAAAGTATTAGGATACTTAATAGCAGCATTTATTATAACAATTACATGTGTATGTATATCACTAATAGCTAAACAAAATAAAAGTTTTATTGATACATGTACAAGTAAAGGTTATTCAGTAAATTACTGTATGAATCATATGTAGGAGATGTTTATGAAAATTGAGTATAAAAAAATTCGTGCTGTACTAATTTGGGGGTGCAACACGAACTTACATCATACATCGATTAAATAAATTAATCTTCTAAATTATAACATAAAAAATAACAATAGTCAAATTAGAAAGGGGAAAATATGAATAGTGTTAATAATGTAAACAGTTTTACTATGTATTTTGATTACTTTAATTTGATTGACACTTTACCATTAAAGGATAAAGCAACATTATTAGTAGCAATTAATGATTATATGTTTAAAGATATTGAACCTAAATTATCAGGTCATAATCAAGCTATTTTTAATACTTTAAAGAATCAATTAAATTTATCAAAAAGCAATTCGAAAAGAAGAACAAAAAAAGAAACCGAAACAGAACCAAAAGAAAACCAAAAAGAAACCGAAACAGAACCAAAAGAAAACAAAACAAGTATTTTAAGTTTTAAGTTTTATATTTATAATTTTAAGTTTATAAATAATAATAATTTATTAATATCTAAAATAGAAGAATGGATAAATTATAAAAAACAAAGAAAAGATAAACCATATACAGAAATAGGATTAAATACTTTATTAAAAAGAATTGATAAAGCAGTAGAAGAATATGGAACTAATAAAGTTGTAGATTTGATTGAGGAATGTATTGCTAATAACTATCAAGGAATAATTTTTGAAAAATTAAAAAAAGGACAAGCATATCCAAATTCATCATCTAATCAACAATGGGAAGAAACAAAAAGAGAGTTTATGAAGAATGACTAAACAAGAAGTAATAACATTTCTTGAAAGAATAAAAGCAAATTATCAATCATTTTTACAAACTCCATATGTGTTAGAAGAATGGTATGACAGATTAAAGGATTATGATAAAGAAGATGTATATAAAAAATTTGAAGAACATTTAAATGGTGAATTGAGTTCACAGATACCTAAGGCACATTTTATAACAAGATATTTAACAAAATCATCTGACAAAGGCAAAGAAAAAAATTACAGAGTAATATGTGGCAATTGTAAAAAAGTATTACTATTATCTGAATATCAAAAGCATATGGAACGTCATAACTCAATAGAGTACATGAAAATTCACAGTGATATGTTTAGTGTCTTTAACGAAGAAAAATTATTAAAAATGTCAGAAGAAGATTTTAAAAAAATATATGATCCATGGATTGAAAAATTATATAACCACTTGGAAAAAAAAGCAGATAAATCACAATCCGAATTAGAAGAAATGAAAAGAATAGAAAATTATGTCATGAGCAAAGCAGGAATGGAAATATCAATCAATTAGAAAGGGGAATTATTATGATTGAAGAATTAGTATATGCATATCTTTGTTCACATAATCGTGGAAAAGATAACTTGATAAAAAATCAAGATTTAAGAAACATGTTTGAAATTAGAAGTGATAAATCTATGAGGCAAGTTATTCAAAACATTAGAGAAAATATGAAGTTTACTGAAATAGTAGGAAGTATATCAGGAACTCATGGAGGATTCTATATTTGTGAAACAGAAGAAGAAATGCAAGAAACAATAAATAACATCAAGCATAGAGCTAATCAAATGTTAAGAATGACACATGTTTTAGAATACAAAATTAATAAATGTAAGGAAGTGGAATAATGGTTAAACGCCCTAGTATTATTTTGAAAACACCATCAAAGGGTTATGTGTTCAAATTAAAAACAATGTTAAAGCCAGAAGATGAAAACAAATTAATTAATCGTTTAAGAAATCAACTCTATGATGGAATTTTAATATATGAAGATGCAATATTAGAATTAGTCGATAGTTATGATTTAAATAGTAAAGATATTATTTCAAATGATAATATTATAGGCCCACTATAAAAGGTATCAAAAATCTTAAAAAGTATCTGAATAAAAAAATAAGCAATTAAACCTTATAAATATTAATTAAAATAACAATTTAGTAAGTGCAATATAATGTTGGGGTTATCTTGCAACGAATATAGAGAATAAAAAGGGTAAGGAGGCTAATATGATTAAAGAAGAAATAAAAGAAAAAGCAAATGATTTTATAAACGATGAAAGATTGGACGAAAAGTCTAAAAGAACTATTGTCGATTATAGAAACGATGTAAAAAAATTAATAGACTTCTTACCAGAAGAATTTACTCTTAACAAACAACTTATGTTAGATTTTAAAGACTATTTAGACAACAAAGGATATTCAGTAAGTTCAAAAAACAAATATGTTGTTGTTATTAATAAATTTATGAGATATCTAGGACATGATGAATGTATTTTGAAAAAATATAAGAAACAGGAAAAATCCTCAATTGATGATCCAATATGGGAGCAAGAACATAAAAGAATGCTTAGATGGGCAAAGTCAATGGGAATGATGGATATGTATCTGATAATGAAAATATTTGCTCATTGTGGAGCAAGAGTGGACGAATTAAAGTTCTATACAGTAGAAAGTTTAGAAAGTAATTACATTAAAAGAGTGTACAACAAAGGAAAAGAAAGAACATTAATTCTAACAAATGAATTAAAAAGAGAATTAAAAGCCTATTGCAAAGAAAATAAAATAAAGTCTGGTTATATATTCAAAAGTCCGGTTAAGGATGGACAAATGCTTAATAATTCAACAATATGGCGAAGATTAAAGAAGATAGCTAAAAAAGCAAAAATCAATCCAAACAAAATACATCCTCATGCATGGCGACATTTATTCGCAAAGAAATGTAAAGAAAACGGTATTGATTTAGACGAATTAAGAGATATTTTAGGACACAACGATATTAATACAACAGCAATATACACAATGACATCAAATAGAGAAAAAAGAGAAAAATTAGAAAGGATAAGATATTAAAAATGACAATAACAGTTTATGAACTATTAGGAATGGTTGTAGAAGACAAAGCACCAAAGAAAATAAAATACAATGACCAAGAATGGGAATACAATCCAATCAATGATTATGAAGGAACAGAATATGGCGGATGTTTATTAAATCAAATAACATTAGACCATCTTAATGATGAAGTTGAAATAATAGAAGAACACAAACCTCTTAATGAGATTAGAGCCATGCACGGATTACCAAGAATAGAAAATAATTTTACAGGATATAAGATGTATGTAGATGGTAAAGAAGTTATGTCGATAGAAAACGGAACACAAGAAAATAAAATACCTGAAAAATTAAAAATAGAGCAAAATGGTCAAACATATAATAATTTTTATATAGTAAATCAAAATGGAACAAAATGTTATTTAACTAAGCATAGCAAAATGATAGTAGAAACATTAAATCAAGTTATAGATTATCTTAAAAGCAAAGGAGATTAAATATGGAATTAGTAATATTTATTTTAGGTATTATAGTTTTGGCTATAGCAATTAGTGTTCTTCAAGAAGAAAACGAGAAACAAAAACAACAATTAGACAAACTTCACTTAGAATGTGAAAATTACTTACAATTATTAGCTAAAGAAAACATAATTCCAGAAATAATAGTTGAAGGAAAAATAAAACAAATGAATAACAAATATGGTGAAATTAAATTAAAAATAAAATAGGAGGAAAAAGAATGAGAAGGGATACTTATTATAGGAAATTAGATGATGCTTTATTTAGACAAAATGTTAAGTGTAAATGCGGACACAGTGTATTCTTACCATCATATGAGCCAATAAAAATATGTTCGCATTGTAATAACTATGTATTTAAAGATGAAAAAACAAAATTTAAATTTATGTTATCAAAAAGAGTAGCAGTAGGGAGAGGTTAAAATGGAAAATTATTATAGATTGTTATATGCAATATTCAATAGTGATTCAGAATCAGATAGCAAATATGAACATCCAATCATAGCATACGATATTGAAACAGACCTACCTATAGCAGTATTTAAAAATTCAAAAACATGTGCAGAATTTTTTAATACTTCAAGAGATACAATTAATTGTGCATTATCTAGAAATAATAAAAGAAGCGCAAAATATAGGCTTGAAAGAATCGAAAAGGATTAAAGAGGTACGGTTATGTATGTAATAAAAAATAAAAAAAATAAGATGTTTTACAAATCAAAGATAGAGAAGGATTGGATACATTGTGTATTCGATATTAAAGAAGCTAAAAAAATACCAAGTAAAATTACAGCCAGAACAATTCTTAATTCATTCAGATATCCAGAAAATTATGAGATATTAAAATTAAGTAAGAAGGGGAAAACAGTATGACAACAGAAGAAATATATGAATTAAATACTATATTGAATCTTGAAAGAGAAAATTCAAAATTAAAATTGCAATTAAAGAAAAAAGAAGAACATATAAAATTATTAAAAGCAAAAATAAAAAGATTAGAAAAAGGATTAACAAGAGAAGAAATGGATTTATTAGAAATATTAGAAAAGAGGTAAAAATATGGAAGTAGGAGATTATGTAAGAACAAAATATGGAATAGCAAAATATATAAGTGATAAAGTTACAAAATATGGTATGTATTATGTAGTTGATAGAGATATTATGATTTGTAATGTTGAGGGTTGGGAAAATTGTGTATCAGGGAGTAATGAAATAATCAAATCAAGCCCAAACATAATGGATTTAATAGAAAAAGGAGATTATGTTAACGGATTTAGAGTTGAATGTGATGATCTCTTAGGAGAATACATTGTTATATTTGAATCAGAAGAAAGAAAATATAAGAGATTATATCTTAACAAAATATATATTAAATCAATAGTCACTCGTGAACAATTTGAAAGAATGCAATATAATTTAGAAAGTGAAGTGAATTAGATTATGAATACATATACATATTTAATTATTTATTCTGATAGTTATTATACTATAAAACAACAAGATGAAAATGATTATTTAATGTATGACGGTTATCCTATTGCAGTAATCAAGTTAACTGATGAAATGATAAAAGACATATCTAATTTAGAAAGTCAGGCGTAAATAGATCATGAAAGAAACATTGTATTTAATATTAATGGACTACGCATTTCCAATATTTGCAATTATAGTTATGATACTTATAATAATTTTATTAATAGAAAGTGTAATAAATTGGTGGTAGGTTATGAATAGAGATATAGAATTTAGAGGACTTACAGGAAGTGTTAAGGGGGATATATGGGTGTATGGAACACCTTACAAAGTAGAATCACTTTTTTCTGCTGATGAAAGATATTACATAAGAAATAAACACGCAGACGAACGCATTGTTGACCCTAAAACAATAGGACAATACACAGGCTTAAAAGATAAAAACGGTAAGAAGATATTTGAGGGGGATATTGTTAAAAGTAAATATGGTGTTTTTAAATCAAAAGTAGAATGGAATGATAGTTTTTGTGGATTTTTCCCATTTTGCAATAATGATACAGGAATATTTGCAGATGAATGCGAAGTAATAGGCAACATTTACGAGAATAAGGAATTGTTGGAGGTGTAAATAGATATGTTAAAAATAAAAGAACATTTACAAAACTTTATAGAAATACAAAATCAAATAAATGAAAGTTTAAAGGGCTTGCGAGAAGATTTAAAACCAAAATTGGATACAATTACAATAACTTCTGATAAATTAAATCTTTATGACGGTAGAATAAATACATTAGATGACTATATTGAAAGTAACATTTATACAAAAGAACAAACCTTAGAAACAATAAATAAAGAATATGATTATAGGAAAGAACATGAAAGGTGTTTAAAAGAAAATGCAGATTTATTACAACTGATTGAAACATATTGCAAATATGAAAATAAATACGAAGTCTTAAAAATATTTGAAGAAATAAATGAAAAATATGTAGTAGAAAAGGTGGATTAAATATGAAAAAAAAAGATTATAAACAAGAATATAATAATTTCTGGAAAAATATAGTAGAAAACGAAGACGGTACTCTTAATAAAGATCAAGTTATGAGGGAATTAAGTGATTATTCTATGGTAATGGATAATTGTTCTAGCGCTTATAGTGTTATGACAGACGGAATAATAAGTAAACCCAATACTTTATTCAGTGCAGTAGAAGGCATTTTTAATGAAAATTATTTTAATAAGAATATATATGATGCATATGGCTGCATAGACGATATTAAAACAATATTAAACGATTGCGATGATATTAACGAGTTAAAAAATCAAATAAGAGAATATTTTGATATAGGTGATTCCAATGAACGTTAATTTTGAAGCAATAGAAAAAGCATGGTTTAAACCAAAGAATACTGTATTAGATGAGTTGGAAGAATATCTTAATAAAAATATCGAAATGACAAAAACAGCAGTTGCATTTCATAAAGATATGAATGACACATATGAAGTGAAAAAATATTTAAGAGATATTGATTTATTTTCAATGATTTTAGACAAAATCCAAGAATTAAAAAAGGAGAAACAATGATAGAACAATTAATAGCAATAATTTGTTTGATAGTATTTTGTTTTACTGGCAATTTAGAATTACTAAAAATATGTGGAATATTTTCAATAGCAAGTTATGTAAGTCAATTAAAAAAAGGAGAATAAAAATGGACATAAATGATTATGTAAAACCAAAATTTAGAATAAAAATTGATAAATTAAGCAAAGGCGATTTACAATTTGGATTATTTTTTAACCAAAGAATGTGTGAATTTTATAATCATACATACGACAAAGTAGTAGGAAAATCTTATGAAAGATACATTTATTTATGTTTATTTAAAATCAATATAAGTATTGGTTGGATAATTTAAAAAGGAGATGAGGTGAGTATGAAATTAGAATTAGAATTAGACAATGGAACAAGATACATGTTAAAAATACCTACTGAATTAATTAATAAAAATACAATATCTTATGTTAAAGAAGCATTAGAAAGATGGTTAAGTGATTTTGACATAAAGGAGATGAAATAAATGTACAAATTAATAATAGGCACATATCAAGATTTTAAAGAGGATTTTACATATATAAATAGTGATTATATTCCAAGAAAACATGAAATAATTGATAATTATACCACTATTACTGATGATGAAAATGATAATACAATTACACTTATTCAAAAATTAGAAGTTCAATCTGTTCATTATGAATTGTATAAAGATAATAGTGTTCTACCTATTGTGTATGCTAATGTAATTAAATGTGAAAAGGAGATGAAATAAATGAAAGATTTAATTGAAGCATTAAAAATATTTGAAAAATATATAGGAGACAAAAAATATCCAACATGGGCTGAGCATGATGAGTTGGGTGTTAATTGTAGTAAAGAAAATATGAGCAAAGAAGATATAAAAAGATTAGATGAATTAGGATTTTTCTATGAGCCTGAATATGAGTGCTTTATATCATATAAATACGGTTCTTGTTAAGAAGGTGAAATAAATGAAAAATAAAAATTTAATAGAAATAATATTTACGATTTTATTTATAATTTTAATTATAATATTTGTCATTAAACTATCAAAAGACTGCAACAATAGAGGAGGACAATTAGTAAGAGGATATTGTATTAGTAGCGAGGTAATTAAATGAAAATAATAAATGAAGCAAGACTACCATACAAAATCATAGGACAAGTTATTGATGATGTTATCAATAGAGACGAAGATGAAACAATTTATACTGGAAAAGTAGAATCATTTACAATAGATTATAAAGACAACCTATATAAAGTACAAATAAGATATTTAAAGAGTTATGTAGAATGGAGATTTATGGATTATGAATAAGGAAATAAAAGGAATAGATGGAATACCAGTATTTAGTTGGAATACTGAAACAAAAGAATTTTATGTATTAGGCCAAAAATTTGATGGCGTAAATAGCATAGAAGATTTCATAAATTACATTGCAAAATTACAACAAATAGAAAAAGAGCATCAAAATTGCACTAGAAAACATTGGCAACAAAAATGTTTTGAACATAGTGCTAATGAGAAAATTTACAAATCAAGATTTGAGAAAACAATAGAATATATAAACTTTGTAATTAATCACTATAAAGAACAATTAGAAACTCCAATAGAAGATACTTATTTTGATTCTGATGTTAATAGAAAAGGTTATATTTTAAGCATAATAGCATATTTACAAACAATATTAGATACATTGATTGGAAGTGATGAAAATAATAGTTAAAGTTAGGAAGTTATCTTATAAAGAACTAGAACAATCTTATAAAAATGCTTTAAATACAATAGAACGATTAAATAATAAAATAAAAGAACAAAATTTATTATTAATAGAATTTCAAGATATGGAACAAAAAGTAAATATATATAAATCAAGATGTGAGAAAGCAAATGATTTTATTGATAATTACGATGTGTTTAAAGAATTTAGTTTTCCATTGATGAAAAGAGATATTGAAAATCAAATCAAATCATCAATTGATTATGAATTTAATTCTACATTTAGAAAAAAACTTAAAAATATATTAAATGGAAGTGATGAAAATGAATATAGATGTTAAATTAAAAACTTATGAGCAACTCCAATTTGAAATAACAAAATTAAATACTGATATATTTTTAAAAGACAAAGAAATAGAACGATTAAAAAATGGTTATTGTGAATTAAAAGAAAAATGTAATAATGGTGAATGTGATTGTACTAATGAAGAATATGATGGAATGGCAGAAAGAAATATGAAATTATCATTAGAGGTAGAACGATTAAATAATATTATAAAAAATTTAGACAAAATGTTTGAATATTATTTTATAGGAAACAAAAAATATGATGAAAATACAGTAAATACAATTTATATAAAATATATCAAACTAAAAGAATTAAAGGAGAGTGTAAAATGATAGCATTATTAACAATAGTAATAGCAATATTTATAGTGATTGAAGTTGGTGCAATAATGATAGTTTGTATTGATGAGGGGTGTACTGATTTTAAAGATGCCGATATACTTTTAAAATTATCAAGAATATTATTATGGGGTGAATTGGGTTTATTTCTTATACTATTATTACTTTTAATATCTTATTTGATTTCTTCTACAATAGTATGTGGGTCAACAAATGGCGATTATAAAGGTTGTACTGAATTAAAGGAGAGTGGTAATAATGAATAAAGAAGTAAGAGCAATAATAGTAGATGGCACAGCAATAATGACAAGTTATACAGCAGTTGAAATAGCAGATAAATTAAGAACATATGATGATTTAAAAGATGAGATTAATAGACTAAATAATCTAATAGGCAAAACAACAAACTACTATCTTAAAACACTTGCTAAAAATGGAAGTATGCCAGATGAGGCTGTTGAGATGTTTAATTTATTGGAGGGGAATAAATGATAAAGAATTTTGGAAATATAATAATTACAATATGTACTGTATGTGCAGTAGTACTAACAACTATGTTTGTTATTGTAGGAATAGATATAATAAAAGCTAATAAAAGAAATCCATATGATGTTAATGGAGATGGACAAGTTAATTCACTTGATCTATTAAAAGTACAAAAATATATAATCAATCAGAATTTAGCAACTACTGAAGGAACTGGAGTTATAAGTGTAGTAGGAGTTAAAGGAGAATAGGTATGAGTAAAGATAGAGTTAAAGAAATAAATACCTTGATATTCTTAAAAGCACAGCTAATAAAGAATACTAAAAAAGAAATAAAAAAACTACAACAAGAAAGACAAACTATTGAGGGAGAGAAAAGATTAACAAAGAAAAGATAAAGAATAAGTGGAGGTTGTAATGGAATTATTTGAATTAATAGAAGAAATAGAAAATACAAAATCAGATATACAATACTTCAGTGATGAAAAAGAAAGACTAGAAATAAGAGCAGGAATAAAAGCAACAGATTATTCAAAAGAAAGAACAACAGGAGGAAGTGGAAATTCAAGAGAAGATGTTTTATTAAAATTATCACAGATAAGTATAGATCTAGACGATGCAACAAAAAAATTAGACAACCTATCAAAATTAGCAGATAGAAAATATAATGTTTTTAGAAATTCAAATGATTATGAAAAACAAATATATATTGAGAAAAAACTAAAAAAATGGAGTAATGCAAAAATATCAGCTAAGCATAACGGAATAAGTAAAAGTTCAATATATAGAATAATAGAAAAATTCGAAAAAAAATTAAATATTGGGAAAAAATGGGAAAGTAGGTAATATAAAATGGTATCATGAGAGAATCAGGGGAAACACTTCCTTTCTCTCACCCCTTTTTATTCTTTTATAGTACTAGCTTGATGCTAGTACACTGATGATATATGAAAAGTTGTGGACGTTATCATAAAGACTTAGTATATCGTTGGTGTAGTATCATTAAGTTGATACTGTCTCTTGCTGCTTTAGGAGACCTTTCATGCTATCTTATAGGTAGCATTGAGCAGATATAATAGTTTTAATTGGTTAAAATACGAGTGTTCAGCTTGTGAGTTGTAGGTTCGAATCCTACTTATATCTATTCAATGGTGCTTATAATAGGCACTAGAATAATATTGATTCATTTTTTTGCGTTTGTGGTTGCCGACACAAACAACACTATCTTTTATAGGTAGTGTACTGATAATATAGTTTGAAGTCTTTAGTTTAACTAAAAATAGTATATATTGTTGGTACAGTACTTATAAGAGTACGGAAATCTCGCAAATAGAACTAAATATATTCATAAAAACTCCTAATATTACCTTTTTCTACATTGGTGCGAGACATGTAGTCTATGTGAGGTTTAGGGACTACAATAAATAAATTGGTGTAATGGATAGCATACTAGGTATATTTACTATAATGGTTAATACAAGTTATTAATTAGATTAAATAGCCTAGTGGTATGGGTTCAAATCCTATATTTATTTTGGAACATAGAAATATGTTCTTTTTTTGTAGGTGATATTATGAAGGAGAAAAATATATTAGATTTATGTTTTAAATATAATCAAAGTTGTAAGAAATGTCCTAGATATAATAAATGTCAAAAAGAATTAGAAAAAGAAGAATATAAAAAAGTAGGTGGTAAATATGAACGATTCAGTACTAAAAACAATAATAATATGTGCAACAATACTAATAATACATTTTGAAAATAAGAGAAAGAAAGGAGAATAAACATGAGAAAGATAATAAAAATAGGAGGAAAAGAATACACAATTAAATCAAGTGCATATACTCAGTTTAAATATAAAAACGATACTGGAAGAAAGCTTTTAAATGATCTACAGAGCATAGCAAAAATAGCTAATAAATCACAAGCAATTCAAATAGATAAATTTGATGATTTGACAGATATATTGCTGAGAATTGCATTTGTAATGATTGAGGAAGCGGATAAAACACAAGCGACAAGTTTCGAAGATTTCTTAAAATCAATAGACGGACTATTTGATGATGTTGAATGGATAAATGAGGTGGTGGAAGTTGCCACATCTCCCTTATCAGGGCGAATACAAGTCACTCAAAACTAGCAATAGTAATGAACCAGTAGATGAATACGACATTGTTTCATTATCAAAAAGATTAAATATATCGCTAGACGATATGAAAGAAATGAGTTTTGTTAGTTTAATGAACACTTTAATTTCGTCAGTAGAAAATAAGGAAACAACGCAAACAGCAACACAGGAAGATATAGATAAATATTTTGGTTAGGAGGAAATAAAATGAAATATTTAGTAAGAGCATTAGATACGTATAAATTAAAAAATATACAAGATAACGAATTAAATAAGATACCAGAAAAAGGTTATGAATGGGAAGTAGATCAAGAACGATTAGATGTATTATTAGGAAACAATAAACATAAATGTGCATTCGTTGAATTAGTACAAAAAGAAACTAAGACAGTGGAAAAAGCTACTAAACCTAAAAAGAATGTAGAAAAAAGAAAATGAGTTATGGAATAAGAAAAGATTTTTATAATTCTAAAGCATGGAAGACAGTAAGAAAGAACGTATGGTTAAAACAAAATTTATTATGTTCAAGATGTCATAAACCGGTTTATGTTGATGGTATAAGTGAATGGCTACCAAAAGAAAAAAGAAGAATAGGAATAGTACATCACAAGATATATTTAGATAACACAAACGTATATGATATGAACATAACATTAAATGAAAACAATCTTGAAGGTGTTTGCAAAGAATGTCATGAACAAGAGCATCATCAAGATGTCGCTGTTAGAAAAGACTTTATGTTTGACGATAATGGTAACTTAATAAAAAAAGAATAACAGGGGGGCTATCCTCTGTTTTTCTGTGCCAATGAGAAACCGAGGCATGAGGGTCCGAAAAATGTGCATAATCGCGCATATACCCCCCATCTTTTGAGAAAGTAGGTGATAATATGGTAAAAATCAAAGCAGTTAATTTTAAATCGTTGAAAGAATTGTTTAATGAGATGGATAATGAAAAAGGCATGTTAGGATTAGCTTTAATCAAAGAAGCAGAATTCATGAAAACAACTTTAACAAAATTAAAAAGAGAAATGAATAAAGGTGTAGTTACGGAGATGTCTCAAGGTAAGTACAGTATCGATAGAGCCAATCCAGCACTTACTCAATATAATGCTATGATAAAAAATTATCAATCTACAATAAAACAAATAAATGATTTATTACCTAAGGATACTCCAGAGGGTGCTTATGATCCTTTTGACCAGGATGATTTAAGTTGACATATATAGAAGAATATAACAATTGGATAAAAGCAAATCCAAATAAGGTATGTAAAAAAGTAAAAACTGTTTATGCACGAGTAGTAGAAGATTTGAAGACACCTAAAATTGTGTCTTTTTATAATAAACTTACTGGTGAAACAGAAACGCATACTTACATATTTGATGAAAAGAAAAGTTTAAAATGTATTAATTTTATTGAAAGATATTGTAGACAGTCTAAAGGCAAATGGGCTGGTAAACCTCTTAAACTAGAATTATGGCAGAAAGCTTTCCTTCAAACAGTATTTGGATTTGTTGATAAAGATACTGGCTTAAGAAAATACAAAAAAGCACTATTATTTGTTGCAAGAAAAAATGGGAAATCTGCATTAGACTCTGGTGTAGCAAATTACATGCTTACAAAAGATGGTGAAGGCGGCGCAGAAATATATTCAGTAGCAACTAAAAGAGAACAAGCTAAGGTAGTATGGGAAGAATCAAAAAGAATGATTAAGAAGTCTCCTAGCTTAAATAAAAGAATTAGATGTTTAATTGGTGGAATATATTATGATGCTACGGATTCTTTTTTTAGAGCTTTAGCAAGTGATAGTAACTCATTAGATGGTTTAAATTCATCATTAGTTATATGTGATGAGGTCCATGCTTG